TTCTTCATCATCTTCCATGTCTTCTTTTTCATCTTCCATGCCGTCTTCGTAGCCTTCTTCCTCAGCATCCGTTCTTTCATCTTCCGATAAATCACCTTCGAGTTCAGCTAAGATTTCGTCTAAGGCCATTTCTTCGTCCATGTCTTCAGCTTCAGCTAGATCCTTACCGTACTTCATTTTTTCTGTACGTTTAGTTTCTTTACTTTCACCTCCGTCTTTACGATCATCGTCCTTGTACTTTTTCTTGGCTTCTGTCATTTCGTCATCACCTTCTTCCAAATCTTCCTTTTCCATTTCTTCAAGTTTAGCTGAAAGCATAGACTTGAGTCTTGGTTCGAAAGCTTCTTCTAAAGCGACTTTTGCATTAGCAATAGCAGTTTCTTTAAGTGCTTTTGCGTCAGCGATTGCTTCTTTAAGCAGATCTCTGTTTGCCATAATTACCTCAAAATTTAGTTTGTGGAGTACGCCTATTAGGAGACGTAATAAGAATTATTTAATTAGTGAATACTATATAGATCATAGTATATTGCTCACGTTACAATGATACATATATAAAAAGACATAAAAAACGCCCTCCTTTCGGAGAGCGTTCTTTGGTAGCGCCTCAATACAGAGGTATTAGTCTAAATAACAAGTACAAGTATTAGCACATAAAATTTCATTTACGATACTATTAACACCTTGATATTTATTTATTTGAGCTTTTTTACCTTCGGTAACAATTTCCATGTATGAACCTGGGTTAGATGGTGTTGAAACAAAATCCCAACATAGTAATTCGAAGTCGTCTTGTACCTCTAATACACCATTTCTATCTTCTAATGAACCCATTCCACGAGAGGAAACACCTACTGTGATATTATTTTCAATTAATGCTTTAAGTATGTTACCTGATGGAGTAGGAAGTATTTCAATTTTACCATATACTTCATCTCCGTCCCACCACATTTCAGTAATATTATGGGATACATTTTTTAAGTTAATAACAGAAGACTCTGGGTGGTCTAATTCACCTAGTGCTCTGTTTTGTTTAACTGATTCCATGTATTTGTCGATCTCACGTTCCCATAATTCTCTTGGGTAGTAACGACCATTACCATTTTTTACTTCAGCAGTAGCTAGAATACCCTCAACCATAGGATTCCCTCTATTAGAGAGTTTTCCTTCGGTAAGCATTAAACCCTTAGGTTTAAAAATTTGAGTTTCTACTAGTACTTTTTTCATCCTAGTATTCCATTTCGTCTACTTCGTCTACCATTTCTGGTTTTGAGTAGGCTTTACCACACATTTTTTCATACAACTTCTCCATTTGAGCCTTTCTTTTTTCAAGGTCTTTAACTTCGCGTTGCATTTCTTTCATTTTAACTTTATCTACTAATTCAGATAGATTTTCATCTTCCGATACCATTGAAATTCTTTGGTTTTTAGTATCAATAGCTTCATCTAAAGCTTCAATTTGAGCCTCTAAAGTAGTTACTTTACCTGCGTTTTCGATTTCAGCTAATTTAGAATCAATTGTTTCTTTTTTAACTTTTTTCTTAGGAGCAGACTTTTTAGCTTTATCTTCTAAATCTTCTTTTTCGTCACGCATTCCATCTAAGTAGCCTTCTTCTTCAGCATCAGTTCTTGCGTTTTCTGTAGTCATTCCTGCAGGACGTAAATCAACGTAACCACCAATAGCTTCGTTAATTAAATCTGTTAATTTAATCATATTTTCTTTTACTGGGACCATTTGGTCTGATTTTGAAGCTTTTAGACCGGGTGCTTCGTCAGTATACCCTATACCTTTAATACCAAACTGAGCTTCAGTAGTATAATAAGTTTTATCTTTAGCTAAATTCTTAGCTACAATTTCTTTTAGTTCAGCTACATCTTTACCTTCGTTAGCTGGGTCTTTTAATTCAGTATAGTAACCTTGTAAAAATGCTTCACCATATAAATTATCAAGATCTTTAGGATCTTTATAATCAAAACCCGTTTTGTTTTGAAGATCTTCTACTTCTTTAGACATTTTTTTATTGTCAACTTTTACATCTTTGGCACCCATTGTTTTAGGAGCATCAATAGGATTTTCTTGAATAGCATAATCTTCAGCTAAAAATTCTTTCCAATTAATAAAAGGATTAACAGCAGTTGTAACAACACCACCAATACCAACTTCAGAAATAATTTGTTTTTTCTTCATAACTTTAATAGCAGTGTCAAAATTTGACAAATTATTAAAGATGTTAGGAAACTGAGCACGGGCCGATTTCATAAAAGTATCTTTATTACCTTTACCTTCTTTAATAAGATTGTATTGTTCTTGTAATGTTTTCATTATTGTTGTTTTAATAATTTGTCAATGTCTTTTAAATAATCTAATATCAAATCAGTAGCATATAAAACACTATATGATTCTGGTTTATCTTGATAGTAAGCTATTGTTTCATCTTTAGCTTTATCTATCAAAGGGTATAAACTATTTAATCGTTTTTCGATATCTTGAAAAGCAGCAATACGTTTTTCTTGGTATGCTGCTCGACTTTCATCGCGTTCTTTTAAATTTAATTTATACTTATACATATTACTATTCTTTAACAAACGTATCTGGTGCCCATAAATATTTAGTATCTATAGCTTTAGATTGTTTTGCTAATTTTTTAGGATCAACTAATTTATATTTAAATCCTTTTACGTAATAATTATCTTTAACACCATCCTCTGTGGCTTTAGGTCCTTTACCTAAAGTAGAACCAGGATTAGATTCATTAATATCTTTTGTTTTTTTAAATGCTTTAGGTGTTGCATATTGGGCACCTGTGCCTATACTAAAAGAAGCACCACCACCTCCAGTGCCACTCATTTCATCTAATCCTTTAATACGAGCATATTCTTTAGCCTTATTATTACGCAAATAAGTTCTTAACTCATTTCTACGTTTTCTAATATCTAAATAATGGTCTCTAAAAAAAGCCTCACCTGTTATATCAGCTACCTCTTTAGCTGTTTTCATTAGGTCAGTAATATCTTTAAATAATTTTTGATAATCAGCTGAGTATTCAACATCCCAACTAATTTGGCCTGTTTCCGGGTCAATATTAGTTACAGTAGTTTGTATACCACCTTTTACTTCAGTATCGCCAATTTTAGCCATGCGCAGTTTTTAATTCTTCTACTAATTCTAAGTATTGAAGAATATTTACAATATTATCAGATGTTACATTTGATGTTTTATCTAACTCCTCAATTAAAGTGCTTACTTCATTGATTTTTATTTGAACAGCTTTATCAGTGATTTGAGATAATAATTCAGTTAATTGAGATTTAATTTTACCTACTTCAGTATTATAAAATTCTCTTAATACTGGAGTTGAGTCAACTGAATTAACGTATTGTCTTAATACTTCTTTTTGGCTAGTGTGTAAACCATCATACTTACCATTGAATTTCTCCATTAGGATTCTGTAAGTAAGCATACGAGTATCTTTATCGTATGATTGAAATTCTCTTAGTACTTCAGCTTCAACTTTTTCTCCGTTAATATCTGAAGTAGAAAGATGCTCTAAAAGAGTCATTTTATTACTTACAATAATATCGGTGTCTACTAGAGCTTCAGTACTTTGAACTTCCGATAACATATAATAAGCAGCATGTACTTTATAATGGGGAAGTTTAGTTTTAAAGAATTCTTCTAAATTATAACTATCTTTAATCTCATTAATCAAATTATATTTCTCTTTTTTAAGAGCTCTACGATTTAATTTTTTAGAAGATTCTAATAACGTTTGGATTAAAATATTAGCCTTACTTTCAGTAAGGGTGGTTGTTTTAGTTAACGCCTCGTATAATTTATATTCCTTTCCTAATTCGGACTTAACGAAATATTTTTGAATCAATTTAATAGCGGCAGACTCTACACCATTTAAGGTGTCAGCAGTTACTTGACGAACTAATAGTTCGAAAAGGATACCAGTATTTTTATACTTTGAATGTTTAATGTTCATTCCTACTAGAATTTATTATAAATATATAAGGAGATATTACTCTTTAATGTTTCTTTCATCTAATAATGATTCTGTACGTTTACCTAGAGATTCTAAAAGTGAACTATTTTTAGAATAAGCTAATCTAGCATTTTCTCTTAAACCAGGTTGATCGTCTACTTTCATTTCTTTTTTACCTAAACGATCTTTACCAAAGATATTTTGTTGAGTATTGATATTAGATACCTTTTCTTCAGGTCTACCTAATGGCTCTTTTTCATTATACCCATCTGGTACGTTAGCAGGATCACTTTCCATTCTACCTTGACCATACAATGATGCTAAATCATGTGGTGTACCGTATGAACGTCCTGTTGTAAGTGGATCATTACCTTCAGTCTCAATCTGAGCTAAACGGAATCTACGTTTCTGATCTTGTACAATTAAGTCTCTGTATTCCTCATATTGATCTTCGCTGAAGTGGAATACATGCTCATAAATCCAATCTGTTGGGAACAATTTATTCTCCATCATTTGGCCAGCTAGATCTACTTTTTCTTTCATTAACGCGATCTTTTCTTGATCGTAAATGATTGAAGGTGTAGTTAAATCTAATTCAAAATTAGTCATTTGCTCGTCTCTATACCCTTGAGCATATAAGTGAATGAGAGCAATTTTGTATAATTCTGAGATTAAGATACGTTGAATACGATCAATAGTACGACCGAAACGAATATCTTCAGCTGCTAATGTTGCTTTACCTGATAGGTTTTCATCATACCCCATAAATGCTTTTGGTACTTTAAGAGCAGCAAATAATTTTTCTCTTAAGTATTCAACATCTTCAATTGCGGCATATTCTAAACCTTTAGTAGTATCAATTTTAGTTGATTGATCATTACCTCTAACTGGGATGTAAAAATCTTCCATAACATTTTGCATGTTATATTTTAGATTGTAATCACCAGTTTTCTGGTCCATAAATGGGGTACGCTTCATTGTAGAAATAGTTTTCTGCATAAAGTTTTCTACCTCATTAGGTGGGATAGAACCTACATTAATATAGAAAATACGTTTTTCTGGAGCGCGGACAATTCTGTGAATTAACATAGCATCCTCCATTAATGAATATTGTTTAAATAATTTACGACCCGGTTCTAAATAAGAACGCCCATATGGGAGGTAATTTACATCAGATAATAATCTAAAATGAGCAACCTCATAATTATCAAATTCAATAGTATTTGAATTAGAATTATTGTTTGGTGTAGTATAATAACCAGAAGATGAACCACCATAAATACCTTCAGGGTTGTAGGTAAATACTACTTTAGATGGATTTTCTGGGTCGAAATTTTCTTTTCTTTCAATATGGTATGCTGAATAAGGAATAACATTATAAACACCAAATTTTTCGGAGATTTCTAGTTTTAAGAAAAAATCACCATACTTACACATTTGACGAGTCCAAGACCAAAGATTAAACTCAATATTTAATACATCGTAAAATAAGTTATATAGGATCTTTTGAATATCTTCATCTGAGGATTTTATTTGTAATACCTCACCCATATCATTTTTTAAACTACACTCATCAGAAATAATATCTAGAGCAGAAGCAACAATAGCATCTGTATCCATTAAATCATAATCTGAATAGAGATATGTTCTTAAATATTGATAGTTAAGATTAAATTGTTGACCATATAATGAAGTAGAAGCAGGGTTAGAATAAATGCCTTTAAATCTATCCATTAGGGAATTTGTAGCAAATTCACCTGATGTTTGAATGTGGTCTGTATCGATTACTTTAAGTTGGTTACCACCAACATTTCTGATTACTACATCAGAAGCAAATAATCTTTCTAGTCTTTTAAATAAGCCTTTATCAGCCATAATATAATTTATTATTATAAATATTATCTAAGAAGCCAACTAATGTCTTCTCTTCCACCATATGGATTTTCTATTTCATATGGATTTTGTATGTTTCTACTATTGTTATAACCTCCAACAAATGGTGTTTTATTAGTTGACATACCATTTAATGTTGCTTTACTCATGTCTAAATGTTGCTGACTAAATTTAAATGATGTATCTCTCATAAACATAGCCATTCCAAATGCCATAACTAAATCATCGTTATACCCTTGTTGGGCTTCAGCGCGCCCATTTTTCCACATGAATACTTTCATTTCCTCAATCAAGCGTTTTGATTGAATTGTAACTGATTTGTCGTTAACATATTCTTGGAGTTTACCTATTATTAAAGGTCTAACTCTTGATGTCATACTAAAACCAGGAACCATTCTACTCGTATCCATATATTTGTCAAAATACGAATCAGCTCTCGTGGAATCACCTTTAGTTGAGTAATAAAGGTTAGTATATCCTCTATCAATGATAGTTTGAATAGTGGCCCAACCAATTGAAGCATTCTCTACTACAAGTAAAGCCTCATTATATTCGGTAGCTATACCTACTAATAAGTGACCATATTCTTTTGTACCTATTTGCCCCCTGTATTCAGCAATTTGCGTGTTCGTTTCAATGTCGATAACATGGAACGCAGAGTAATCTTTACCATCTCCACGAGCAACATCAGCAACAACGAGGTAGGTTCTTGAGTAATCAGCGGGTTCCCAGATCCATAAATTTTGGTCAGCACCTCGCTTCTCCAAAGGATCTTTGATATATGTTTGTTCATAAAATTGTAAGTATTCAGCATAGAATACTGTATCACCTGAGGTGGAGAAATCACAGTCACATTCTTGTGCTGACATACGAGGATCACCTAGTAATTCATCCTGTCTATCTCTCCACGCTTGATCACGTTCAGGGTGAACGTACCAAGGTAATTTAATGGGTAAAAAGTCGTTTTCGTTGTTTTCAGCTCTAACCCACGTTTTATGGAACCAGTTACCTGTACCATAAGGGGTAGATAGTGCTATACAACCACCACCCGTAGCTAGGGTTTGTTGAGCTGAAGCCCAGATCTCACCAATATTTTCAATAAATGCTGCCTCATCAATTAACAGCAAAGAAACGGCT